TCTCACCCGGTGCTTTTGTCTACGTCGACATCGGCCAAAACAGCTGGGACGCCATCCGCACCGGCACAATCGGCGTTGGTGGAGCACTTAACATTCCACTGGACAACGGCCTGCTGTCGGGCACCTATAACTTCCGCCTGTACCGCAGTGACCGTGGCCTGCTCGACGTCAACACAGTAACCGTCACCAACGGCGTGGCGCCCCAGCTAGCCGACTACGAGAACTTCCTGTTTGTGCTTGGCGTGGAGACCACCACCCGCCGCATATTCCGAGTCAGCGAAGTGCAGATGGACGAAGAAGGCGAGATTACTGTTCGGGCAACCATCTACCCCTGCACCACTGACGGCCAATCCCTTATTGCCGACTTCAGCGATAATCTGTTTACCATCCGCCGCTAAAGTGGCATAAGAAAACGGGATTGCCGCAATGGCCTTTTACACCGGACGCACCGGGGCTCTGTACCTGACCAGCACCGGCACCGGCGATGTAACGCCCGCCGCTTCCGAGCAAGCCCTCAAACTCCGCGATTGGAGCTTGGAAACCACTGTCGAACTACTGGAAACCACCACCGTCGACACCGCCGTCAAAAGTTACACACCTGGATCCAGCAGCGCTTCCGGCAGCGCCACGCTGCTGTATTACCGCCGCGAAGGCACCGTTAGCACCGAACCTGGCACGCAATTCGACCAGTTCCTGAACAAGATCATGAAGACGTCCACCACGGGCGTCACCGAAAGTGATCGCGTCGGCATGGTCCTGCGCGTGGGCCAAACTGCCGGAAGCGGCAACGACATCAAGGACGACATCGCTTTTAACGCTTATATCACCAACGCATCGCTGCAGGTCAGCACCGGCGAACTGTCTTCGGTGGCGCTTCAATTTACGGTTGACGGACCGTTCCGTGAGACCGTTGACGCATGACCTACTTCCTAGGGCATTACGGCAAAATTAAACTGCGCCGTAAATCTCCGGGCAGTTTTACATCAACAATTAGTCCCGCAGACGTCAACACTATCCTCAACCGTTTTGGCCTGGAGGGCTCAGTTGAAAACCTGCTGACTGGTGACCAACTGATCATCAGCACCGAAGACGCCCGCGGCCTCGACTTTTTACCGACGTCCACATGGCCCGACGGCGGTGGCGCAACGCAAAAAATGGTCGTGGCCTACGCAAACGTCAACGCCATCGGCGGTGTCCGCCTATTTGAAACTTTTAGCGAAGCCATCAACAACGACCGTTCAAACGAATACCCACTCGAATCTTTCACTGGTGCTGCTTTACCAGTAGACGTAAAAATTTACGGTTCCGTGGAGCGCGTCTTGGGTGACGTGACCGGCTTCACGTTTAATACCGACCGCGAAGCAATGGACACCACCACAATGTCCGACCGCTTCCGGCAAATGTACTCCGCCGGGCTTATTTCCGGCAGTGGATCAATCGACTGTTTGTTTAATACCGAAAACAGTGGACTAACGGAAAATTCTCTGTTGATGCTCCAGCTGATTAACCGCACAGACATCGGCAGCGAATTTTCTTGTGCTTTGCAGCTTGTAGAAGATTCTGTGTATACAAAATCAAGCGACATTTACTACGAGTTTGATGCCATGGTGACCAAAACCGGCATTGAAGTCCGCAGTGACCAAACCATCAACTGCGTCATCGACTTTGTGACCACCGGCGAAATCCGCCTGCTGATTGGCGAACCGTCGGGTTACATCCTTAAGGAAGACACCGACCGAATCCGCCTGCAGCAGAACCTCGACTTCTTGCTGACAGAAGTAACCGACTAAACTAGCAACAGACTTCCCAGACCTGGAGCGGGTGCGTGGCCGACCAGCGAATTACACAGCTGACCCAACTGAACGAGGTAGACGTCGCAGCCACGGACGTTCTGCCCATCGTTGATATTTCGGCTAGCGAGACCAAAAAAGTCACCGCCAAAGACCTGTTTGAAGCTGGCGCAACCCTCGCCGACAGTTCCAGCATCGACCTGGCAAAACTCAACCAAGCCAGCGTCACCAAACTCGGTACCACGGCACTGGATAACAGCGCCGTCACCTACGCCAAGATCCAAAACGTCAGCGCCACCGACAAACTGCTGGGTCGTAGCAGTGCTGGTGCGGGCGTTGTTGAAGAAATTTCGCTGACTGCAGCCGGCCGCGCTCTGCTTGACGACGCGGACGCCGCCGCCCAACGCACCACGCTAGGTCTCGGCACGATCGCCACCCAAGATGCCAGCACCGTTGCAATAACTGGCGGCACGATCACCGGCGGCACGATCACCGGCATCACCGACCTCGCCGTTGCCGATGGTGGCACCGGTGCTTCGGATGCTGGCACTGCCCGCACCAACCTTGGCGTTGCCATTGGAACTGATGTCCAGGCATACGACGCCGGCCTCCAAAGCATTTCCGGGCTGACCACCAGCGCCGATCAAACCGTTTACACCACGGCCAGCGACACCTACGCGACCACAAGCCTGACCAGCTATGGCCGCAGCCTGATTGACGACGCCGACGCCGCCACCGCCCGCACCACCCTCGGCCTTGGCACCCTCGCCACTCAATCTGGCACGTTCAGCGGCACCCATTCCGGCACCACTTCCGGCACCAATACCGGCGACCAAACGATCACACTGACCGGCGATGTCACCGGCTCGGGCACTGGGTCGTTCGCCACCACCATTGCCAACGACGCCGTTACTGCCGCCAAGATCGCCAGCAGCGCCGTCACCACCGCCAAAATCAACGCGGCGGCTGTGACAGCCGCAAAACTGGCCGCTGACTCCAGCACCATCATTTCCGGCAACACGCCCAGCGGCAGCGGCGCTTTTGTAGGTCAGCAATGGTTCAACACCAACACCGCGTTGGCCTACGCCTGGGATGGAACGGCGTGGATCCAACAAGCCGGCGTCCAGAGCTTTGTCTTTTCCGATTCCACCCCGCTTACGTTCAGCGCATCGGTCAGTGCAGCTGGTGTTGCCACAATCACCACCGGCCTCGATACCCAAGCAGCCAACCGCATTTTTGCCGGTCCCACCACCGGTTCGAGCGCAACCCCAACATTCCGCGCACTGGTTCCTGCCGATCTACCAGTCGCCACTGCTGGTGCAACCGGCGCAATTCAACCAGGCACTGGTCTGACCGTAACCGCTGGTGGTGTCCTCAACCACAGCAACGCCACCACTGCCGGCATCTATACCAAGGTTTCGATTGACGCCCAGGGTCACATCGTCACCGGCGACATCTTGGCCGCAACCGATATTCCCAATCTTGACGCCAGCAAAATTACGACCGGTACTTTTAGTAGTGCGTTTCTCGCCAATAACAGCGTTACTGCTGCCCAGTTGGCTGACTACGGCATTGCCCAGGTCAGCGAAAGTGCTCCAACACCTGAATTTGCCGGTCAGTGGTGGATTAACCCGTCCGACCGCTCGGCCTACATCTGGGTCGGCACAGTTAGCCCAACTCCCAACGGTTACTGGCTGCTTGTCGGCTACGGCAGCCCCACCCAACTCAACATCCGTTTTGGTGGTACTTACAACGCCAGCACCAACACCGTTGCCACCCTCAACCAGTACGGCACCGAAGCCGGCCTGACTGTGGGCCAAGCGCTTGGCGCACCAAACCCCCAAAACAACGGTATTTACCTGATTACAACGGTAGCCGGCACCGGCACCACGCCGGCTCCTATTGCATCACTTGCAGTCGGCGACTGGGTTCTCAGCCAAGGCACCACAGCCAACTGGACCAAGATTGCTGTGGTCTCTGGCGCGACCGGCACCTTCAACGATTACGACATTCTGTCGGACGGCACCTACTTCACTCCGGACATGACCGGTGTGACGGACGTCCGAGACGCACTTGTCTTGCTGTGGGGCCGCACTCAAATCGCCACCACCTCGCAAATCGGCGTGGTACTCGAATCTACCGAAGTGCTGGTTGATAACAGCACGGGTGAAATGACAATCGGTGTGGTTGACGATGGCACCTTCTGATGTCACACCGCACAGAAAATTTTGTCTATAGCGCCGAGAACGTCCCCATCGGCGGGCAACCCGGCGACGTCCTGGTAAAACTACAAAACGCCAACTACTACACCGCTTGGCGCGACTTCACGTACGTTTTTGAGACCTACGACGTGGTGCTTGACGACGGCCAATACTAGACTGCTCCAGTAATCCCGTCCTACCGGAGTTAAGGGAATGGCCTCGACGCATAAGTCTCTTCGCAGCGGCACTGCAAATAAGCGCCCGACGACTTCGATTGCCGACGGCCAAATCGCCCTTAACACCAATACCACCAGTCCCGGCCTGTTCTTCAAGGACAGCACTGGTGCCACCATCATCAAAGTCGGCCCGGTTCACGTTGGCACGACTGCACCTAACGCCAGCCCGGCAGCCGGCGGCAGTGCCGGCAACAGCGTTGGCGAGATCTGGCTTGACACCAGTCTGACCCCCGTCGGCGTCAAGATCTGGAACGGCAGCGCCTTTGTAAACGCCACCCCCATCGGCAGCACCACCGTTCAAGGTCTGCTGGAACTTGCCACCAGCGCCGAAACTCAGACTGGTACTGACACCGACCGCGCTGTAACTCCCGCTGGTCTGCAGTCCAAAGTCAGCGATAGCACCAGCACCACTAGCTCGACCACGATTGCTTCGAGCACGGCAGTCAAGTCGGCCTACGACCTCGCCAATGCTGCTCTGCCCAAATCCGGCGGCACTGTTACCGGCAACCTGGAGATCGGCACCACCGGCAGCCTGAGTTTCGAAGGCGCCACTGCCGACGCTTTTGAAACCACGATTGCGGTCACCGACCCAACTGCTGACCGCACCATCACTCTGCCGGATACCACTGGCACGGTGGTCACGACTGGTGACACCGGCACCGTGACCAGCACGATGATCCTTGATGGCACCATCGTCAACGGAGACATCAACGCATCAGCCGCCATCGCTCACACCAAACTCGCCAATATCACGGCTGGTTCGGTGTTGATGGGCAACGCCTCCAACGTCCCAACTGCTACCGCACTCACGGGTGATGTAACAGTTAGTAGCAGCGGCGTTACCGCCATTAGCAGCGGTGTCATCGTCAACGCCGACGTCAACGCTTCTGCCGCCATCGCTGGCACCAAGATCAGCCCGGACTTTGGCAGCCAGACGATTGCGACAACCGGCATCGTTAGCCACGCACTTGGCACTGCTGGCGCCCCAACCGTTACTTTCACCGGGGACACCAACACCGGCATCTACTCTCCTGGTGCAGACCAAGTAGCCATCTCAACTGCTGGGTTTGGGAGATTACACATCACGTCTGGAGGAAGCGTAGGAATCAATACATCTTCCGTTGTCAGCATTGGCACAAGCATTGTTCCGCTTGAAATCAAAGGAGCTGCGACTGACAGGAGTGGGGCACTTGTTTTAAGTACCTCTGACAACAGTCAGCAAGCTTGGCAGTATTTTGCTGGCAACGTCTATTACACCGGAACCAGTACCAACCACCCCGTTATCTTTTTGCAAAACGCTACCGAGCGGATGCGCCTGGACTCCAGTGGCCGCTTAGGTCTGGGGACTTCTACGCCTGGTGATCGTGTCGATGTTGCCGCAAGTAACTACGCTGGCGTCACGCTCAAATGTGGCACTACAGCTCATCGTCCGACGCTTTCTTTCTTCAACACTGCTGACTCTCTAGCTGCTTACATTCAAGCCTCTGGAAATAGCCTTGTCTTTGGGTCTATGGCTACCGATTACGGCGGACATTCTCCCCGTATGACACTTACCGGAACTGGTTTAGGGATTGGCACTACTTCGCCCAGTGCAACGCTTCAGCTAGGCAACAGCGTTGGCTCCGCAGGCGCCGCAGGTCACATTCGTCTGTACGAAAGCGGTTCCGCCATTTTTGGATTTGGCATTTCTTCTGGCCAGCTTGACTACAGATCTGACGCTCATGTTTTTTATACCAGTGCAGCAAGTCCATCTGAACGCGCCCGCATCGACAGCTCGGGACGCCTGTTAGTTGGCACGTCTTCTTCGTATGGCATTGGCTCTGGTGCAGAAGCGAAACTACAAGCCTCTGATACAACTTCAAACATTCATGCCAGTTTTACTGACTGGAGCACAGCTAACTCTGGCGGAATTATTGTTCTAGGAAAAGCAAAGGGCGGATCCGCAGGTAATTACACAATAGTTGCCAACGGAGACATCTTGGGGGAAATCCGTTTTGCTGGTGCAGATGGAACAGACCTTCAAACCAATGGCGCATTAATCCGAGCAGAAGTAGATGGCACCCCTGGCAGCAACGACATGCCGGGCCGCCTAGTGTTCTCCACTACCGCCGATGGAGCGAGCAGCCCGACGGAGCGGATGAGGATTGGTCAGAGTGGATTTACGAAGATTTCCAATAGTGGTACTTATAACGATGCCGCTGGTCAATACCACGAAATTATGACCAACGTAACGAGCAACCATGCGTTGCTTGTTAGAGCGCCAGCTAGCTATGCAAGCGCCAACATTAAATCTTTTGTTCTTACAGCAGCCGGCTCTGGATACAATCATTTTGTTGCAGATGCAAATGGAACAAATGTCTGTGTTATCCGTGGAGACGGAAATCTGCTAAACACAAATAACTCTTACACTGGACTTTCCGATAGCAAACTTAAAGAGAACATTGTTGACGCCAACTCACAATGGAATGACTTAAAAGCCCTGCAAGTTCGGAACTACAACTTTAGGGAAAAAACCGGCCAGCAAACCCATACTCAAATCGGCTTGATCGCCCAAGAAGTAGAACTCATTTCTCCAGGTCTTGTTATTGAGTCACCTGACCGCGACGCTGATGGCAACGATCTCGGCACTACCACCAAGGCGGTGCAGTATTCGGTGCTTTACATGAAGGCAGTGAAGGCGCTGCAGGAAGCGATGGAGCGCATCGAAGCCCTTGAGGCCAAAGTTGCAGCCCTTGAGGGCGCGTAGTCCTACTCTCTAATCACCTTCAAAAGGCGGGCAACCGGCCATTCCCAACAGGTTGCACCACCATTAAACTCCAACAGAACTAGCTTTCACCATGGCCAAAGCTGCTGCACCCGAAGCACCCACCACGGTCTTCACCTGGCACATTGCCAACCTGGAACGCGAGACCGCTGATGGTTTCGTCTTCACTGCCCACTACACCATCGACGCTAACGACGGCACCTACAACGCGGGTGC